GCTAGGAGTGCAATGATGGTTGCAATGAGAAAGTATATGAGCCTTCATCAGGTAGGCAGGGTTTTTGGTAAGAATCATGCTACCATTCATCATGCAGGTAAGAAGCATGAGGCTAATATGGATTGGAGTGCTAGTTATAGATTCTATTATGAGACTGCTGAAAGGATTCTGATAGATAAACCTAGCCTTAAGATATTAGCTGATAATACATTGATGGCTCAGTTCAGTAGACAGAAGATGCGAATCATGGAATTAGAAGGTCAAGTTAGTAACTTGAAAGACAGGATATTAGAATTAGAGGGAAATGGTGTTATATTAGAAGCAGATGGAAATAGAATTTAACCCACTTTACGGCTTTATGTTAGGCGTTAATTATGCCTACTATCCAGAGGAGAATGGAGAGCCTCCCTTACACTATTTGCAGATAGCAGTAGGGATTGGAATCATTGGAATAACATGGATCGCATAGAGAACTTTTATAGGAAGAACTTTAAGAGATTAACAGGCTTTATTAAGCAGTACACAGATGGCTCTTATGATATAGCATCAGACATTGTTCAGATGGTGTTTCTTAGGCTGCTAGAATTGGAACAGGAAGGGAGGACTAACTTTTATGAGGGAGACTCCCTTTCTTTCTTTTATGTATATAGATCCTGCATCAATACGGCTCTAAAATATCAGAGGACAAAGAAGAGAATCCAGAAGGTAGATATTGATGATCTAGAGAATCATAGTTATGAGACTTATCCAGAGGAGAGGGAGGCTATGGAGAAACTGATTGATATGATGGAGCAGGAGTTGGATGATATGCATTGGTATGATTCCAAGATGATCAGGATTCACATGGAGGGAAACTCAATGAATAAGATCCACAGGGAGACTAATATAGGATTAACATCAATAAAGAATACTATCAAAAATGGCAAAGCGAAAATCTACGACCAAATCAAAGAAGACTACCAAGACTTCAAAAACGGAGACTACGACAAAATCTAAAGGGCTAGGAGATACTATTGAGAAGATCACAGAAGCCACAGGAATCAAGGCAGTGGTAAAAGCTATTGCAGGAGAGGATTGTGGATGTGATGAGAGAAAGGAATGGCTCAATAAAAAATTCCCTTATAAAAAGGTTGAATGCTTAGATCCTGAGGAGGAGGAATATCTATCAAGTGGAATCCTGAAGGAGAAGAGAATAAGCAGGAAAGATCAGGAGATGATAGCTAAGATTCATTCAAGGGTATTTAGCCACAAGTATCATGTGCCTTGCAGTTGCAATCCTAGTATCTGGAAGCAATGGATCAGAGAACTTAATGATATGCTTGATGCAGCTGAGGAAGTATCTTAAGCAAGGAAGAAATCTATCAGATGCCAGAACCGCCATTTGTGTTGATGTAGGTAAATCAGGAGAGGCTTTATTCAAGGAGTTAACAGGTGCTATCAAATCTGAATTAGCAGATGATAAGCAGCACATTGATTTCTATTGGGGAGAGAAGAAGGTTGATGTAAAGGGATTGAAGAAGATGCATCATTCAGGGTTTATTCTTCTGGAGTTTATCAATGTATGGGGAGGTAATGGATGGTGCAGTAAGAATAGTAAGGCAGAGTTCATTGCTTTTCAGTTTCCTGATAAGTTCTATGTATTTAAGAAAAGTGATCTCAGGGAGAGAGCATTGGAGTTATGTGAGGAGTTTAATCAGGATAATGTGATTAGAAAGAATTGGATTCCATATGAGGAGGCTAAATATAAATGGGTTGGAAGGTATAATGCTCAGGATGTGTTTACCTATCTGAAGATATCAGATGTTGATGATTTGATATATGACTTACTCCCTTATACTATAAAGGAATGATGATATTATTTGGGATTGCATTAGGTATTGCATTGAATCAAATCAGGATCTTACAGAGGAGACTTAATGAGATAGAGGACTTTCTTGGGAAAGTTTTTTTTGATGATGATGATAAGTAATTAAAAATAATTGTTTATATTTAACCATCATTAAAAATAAGAGAGATGAAAACAACAAAGATTCAAGCAGCAAAGTATTATGCTTTTCTAGCAGTAGCATCAAGCCTATTTACTATTGTAGTTCTATCAATTGCTAAACTAGGAGCAATCCTTTTAAATACTACATTATGATAATGCTAGATGGTTCAAACTATGATCAGGATTGGATGATTGATCAGGCTAAAGGTGATGAGTTCTATTATGGAGTTCTAAACACATTAGCATTATCCTCATCTAGTTGCAAGATGTTATTAGATAGCCCTAAGACATTCCATAACTATATGAAGTATGGAAACTCAGAGAACTCACCTGCTTTATTGATGGGAAGGATTATTCATGTGATGATCTTAGAGCCTCAGAACTTTGAGAAGATATTTGAGGTAGTGGATGTAGCATCAAAGAATACTAAGAAGTATAAGGAGGCTCAAGCAGATACAACTAAGACTTGCATCACTACAAAGGATCTTCATGCAGGAGAGAGAATGGCTGATGCATTTAATAGGAATGAGGTTGCATTGAGTTATCTAGCAGATGCAGAATGTGAAGTCCCTATGGTTGACCTTGTTGGAGGATTTCCATTCAGAGGAAAGGCAGATATCCAGAGAGGTAATGAGATAATTGACATCAAAACAACTACGGATTTAAAGGCATTCCGTTATAGCGCAGATAAATATGGATATGACTTACAATGTTATATCTACTGCAATCTATTCAAGACATCCTATAAGGATTTTACATTTATTGCTCTAGACAAATCATCTACTGATATAGGGATATATGATGTATCTGAGGAGTTCTATAAGAGAGGAGAACATAAGTTCAACAAGGCTATTAGTTTATACAGAGACTTCTTTGTGAATAATCAGGATCTGGACACTTATACAATTAGAGAAACATTGTGAAGAAGCATACTAAGATTTATATGAAGCACTTCAATTATGTTCTGGATGATTTCATTCCTTGTGAGGTATGTGGAAGCAGAGCAGTTGATATTCATCATATAGAGAATAGAGGTGCAGGAGGATCAGGGAATAAGGATGTGATTGAAAACCTAATGGCGGTATGTAGATCTTGCCATATAAAGTTTGGAGATGTACCTGAATGCAAGGAGATGTTAAAGGAGATTCATAAACATAAAATGAGATGAACACAAGTTTTGAAGGAAAGACAGAAACAGGAACTGATGTATGGCTAACACCTCCATATATCATAGAGGCTCTAGGAGAATTTGATTTAGATCCTAGCAGTCCTATTCATAGACATTGGAATACTGCTAAGAAGCATTATACTATCATTGATGATGGACTGAAGCAGGAATGGTCTGGAAGAGTTTGGTGCAATCCTCCTTATGGGAGAGAATGTGTTAAATGGTTAAAGAAGTGTGCAGAACATGGAAATTCTATGACTTTGATTTTTGCTAGAACAGAGACAAGAATGTTCTTTGATCAGGTATGGGATAAGGCATCTGCTATTTTGTTTTTGAAAGGGAGATTAAAATTCTATAACACAGAGGGTATTCAGGCTAAAGCATCAGCAGGTGCACCAAGTGTATTAATAGCTTATGGTGATAATAATGCTGAGATCCTGAAGGATTGTAATTTAGAAGGAAAGTTTATAGATTTAAGATTGATGAGATGAGAAGATTTAGAGTATTTGTAGAAGGAAAGTTCAATGCTATATTTGATAGTATTGAGAAGGCTAGAGAATGTAGGAAAGCACTCCAGAGCCTGAATTTTGACAACATAGTAATTAGAGTAGAACAGGAAGATGTTCCTTAACACCAAGAGAAATGAAAACACCAATTCAAGAGGTTTATGAGAACTTCAACAAGATGAGTGATAGAGACTTTAAGGCTTGGATGCTAAATACTGATTTACTTGAGAAAGAGAAAGAGGTGATGGTTGACTTCGCCTACAAGTGCAGAAATGTAATGGCAGCAGATGAATTTGCTATTACCCATTGGTACAACAAAACCTTTAAAACCAAAGAGAGATGAAAACACCAATGCAAGAGTTGATTGACCAAGCAATTCAACGCTCAAGAGAACTTTCCGAAGAAGGAAGATTACTTGAATCGTTGGCAGTTGAGTATATTGTTGATTTAGCAATAGCAGAGTCAATGCTTGAGAAAGAGAAAGAGGCAATAGTTAATGCTTGGATGGATGACAGATATCCATTAGATAAAGATTGGGTGAAGCAATGTGCTGAACAATACTATGAAGAAACATTTAACACCAAAGAGAGATGAAACCAGTAATTGAATACATAGACACAAGAGGTATGTTTCCCAATCCAGATAGCGGATACCTTGTTGCTTGGGACGATGAGGAGAAAGGAAGGATAATGGTTGGATTTAGTCAGTACAAGGATTTAGCGGAAGGATGCGCCCTCGTTTCGTATTCTTACGAATCATTCTACAAAGACCCAATCAAAAAATTGAGCAATTACCTTGACGCTGGTATTGACTTATCAAGAGCAATCGTAAAGTTTGATGATTATTGCCAAAATAAAAAGAGATGAAAACAGCAATGCAAATCTTAATATCTGAACTTGAGGAGGGTCTTGAGCAAGATGAAATTAAAGTGAGTCCAAAAGAACTATTACAAAATTTGAT